CAACTAGAACCCGGGAACGTCTAGGACACTTGCCAATGGGTTGTTTGGAGAAGCAGTGCCGTTACAATCCCTTCACCATGAAGAGACTCCGGTTGCAGATACCGGGCCCGGCGGTTAAGACCCAACCACCGGCCCCCGTTGGCTTACTCACCTTAAAGATGGTGAAGTGTATTTGTCGTTATACTCAAGAAGGCCACACGGCCACGGTCATCTGTGACTACCTCGGCATTAGTCACTCTGCCTTCGCTTCCTGGGTCCGCAAAGGTATGGATTGGCTAGAGTCTTCTGCGGACCAGCGTACCGAAGACCACGCGATGTATGGTTACTTCGTGCGCAAATTTCGCAGAGCATTCGCGAAGTACCACATGGGTCTGGGTACTAAGTTACACCGGGACGGAAACTCAGACTGGGTTCGGATTATTACGATTCTGGAACGCCGTGACCGGTCTACCTACGGTCGCCGTCCCGCCAACCAGTCCGCCCCAGAAGACTACGACCAGAAAGAGACTTTCCTCTAATGACTCCCCTACGTCGAGCTACTACCCTGTTCGACGAGCACGTGATGTCAGTGCCCATCGCTTCCCCTACGCAACGGGGTGGGAGTTTCTGGCGGACGGACGATCCGGTTCTGGACGAGCAGGGGCGTGTGACGAAGGGGGGTATGTGGGAACACCAGCGGAATTGGTGGAACCGTCCGGAGTTCATCAAGGTTTTAGTTGGTGGGTACGGTGCGGGCAAGACTATGATTGCGTCCAAGCGAGCGATTTCCCTGTGCATTGAGAACGCACCTGTGGCTATCGGCGTCGTTTCTCCAACCTTCCCGCTGGCCCGTAAAACAACTATCGAGACAATTATTTCCCTCCTTGCGGGTAAGCGGACCCTGTTGGGCCCTGCGTTCCAGTGGCGGTATAACAGAACCTTGCATGAGTTCAGTATTTTCTACCGGGGACGAAAGGGACTGATCTACATCATGTCCGGGGACGATCCGGAGTCCCTACGAGGGCCCAACCTCGCGGCCGCCCTGATTGACGAGCCCTTCATCCAACCCCAATCGGTGTTTGACCAGATGGTTGCACGCGTCCGCCACCCAGACGCCGTCCACAAGGAGATCTGTCTGACTGGGACACCGGAGCAACTCAATTGGGGGTATGACCTCTGCATGGGCGACCTCCGCAAGCAGATGGAAGAGGCGGGGGTCTTCGTCGCGGCGATCCAGGCTTCAACGCGGAAGAACCTGGCCCTGGATAAGATGTACCAGAAACGCCTAGAGGGTGTGCTGTCAGCTAAGTCCGCCAGCGCGTACATTGAAGGTAATTTCGTAAACATGACCGAGGGCCTGGTCTATTACGGTTTCAACTCTACTGGAGCGGGGAACGTACTGGACGACAGCAAACTGGACTGCCGGCCCGCGGATAGTTCTAGATGGGCCGGGGCTGAGTTGGGCGTAGGAATTGACTTCAACGTGAACCCAATGTCGGCCCTTGTGTTCTGGAAGAAGGATCGGCGGGTTCACTTCTTCAAGGAATACCAACTGCCCAACGCAGACACCGAGTACCTTTGTTCAACCCTGCGGGAGGACTTCGAAGACCTTATTTACGCCTACCCGGATTATTCGGGAACGGCCCGCCACACGTCATCCCCCGGCGGTCGCAGCGACTTTTGGTACCTGAAGCAAGCCGGTTTTCAACTCCGGACGACTCCAGGCAACCCAGCGGTCAAGGACCGGTACAACTCAGTGAATGGGATGTTAGGCCCTAAGGCGGGGGAGACAACTTGTACAATTTCAGCGAAGGGCTGTAAAAAACTCGTGAAATATCTGAATATGTACTCGCATGAGCTGAAGGGTAAGAAGGACCAGGTGGCAATGAGCCACCTGCTAGACGCCTTTGGTTATCCCCTGTCATACTTGTACCCCGTGAAACGTGATGAACTATCCGTCGTCCGATTACTGGGTCATTAGGAGCCGTTAATGCCCGTAGAAACACCGCACCCCGAGTTCGTTAGAAATCTCCCTCTCTGGCAGAAATGCCGTGACGTTGTCTGTGGTGAGGAGGCGGTCAAGACCGCAGGCATGACTTACCTGCCGAGGCTCTCTGGCCAGGACGAGGACGAGTACGACGCCTACCGAGCCCGTGCTACCTTCTACGCTGCCTCGTCCCGTACAGTGGAGGGGCTCGTTGGTGTCATCCTGGCCAAAGAGGGCGAACTGGAGTTCCCCGAGGGCTCAAAAGACCTTCTGGAGCATATCGACGGGGGGGATAACTCACTGGGTGCCCTGGAAAATAAGGTACTAACCCAGCAATTCGTCACGGGCCGCCTAGGCCTGCTTGTCGACGCTCCTGGGGTAGATGACGCCCGGCCCTATGTGGCAACGTACCACGCAGAGAACATTGTGTCCTGGCAATGGAGGGTCCTCGATGGGAAGTCCCAGCCTACCCAGGTGGTCCTCCGTGAGGAGTATTACGAGCAGGACGCCAACGACCCATTCGTCTTTCTCCGCAAACACCAATACCGTGTCTTAGAGTTGGAGGGGTGGGACGGTCCCGAGATACTCCGCCGGTACACGGTGCAGATTTGGCGTGAGGCCAAGGATTCCTCTGTCACCAGTGCGACCAGGAAGGCCACCTATGTGCGGATAGCGGAATTGGACACCGTACCCACGATGAGTGGGGGCCGTCCTATCCGGTTCCTCCCGTTCAAGTTTGTTGGTGCGCGGGGGTTGGGTGAGGCAGTGGAGAAGCCACTGATCGCCGATTTAGCATCGATGAACCTGTCACATTACCGCAACTCGGCGGACCATGAACACGGCCTCCACTGGACAGCACTCCCGACCGTGTTTGCGGCCGGGTTCGACACGAACATGAAGTACACGGTCGGCTCGGCCCGTGCCTGGATTACGGACAACGCCGAGGCCAAGGCCGGGTACCTAGAGTTCTCCGGGGCCGGCTTGGACTCCATTGCAAAAGCCATGGAATCTAAGGAGAAGAAGATGGCCGTCCTAGGCGCTCGATTATTAGAGGACCACCCTGCCAGCGGGGCAGAGACAGCCACGGCCGTCCGCATTCGTAAGGGCGGGGAGAATTCTCTACTTCGGCAGGTCGCCAAGAATGCTAGTGAGGCCCTAACTGTCGTACTTCAGTGGGTCGCGGACTGGGCAGGCAGTGGCATGGGGGAGGCCAAACGCAGCCTGAACCAGGACTTTGACACACTCCCGATTGACGGACAGACGATGAGTGCCCTCATGCTGGCACTCCAAAGCGGCGACATCAGCTACGACGTATGGTTCTATAACCTGAAGCGAGGGGAATTGCTCCCCGAAGGCCACACCCTCGAAGATGAGAAGGCTTTAATTACGGCGGGCCGTCCTACTCCTCCGGCCGGGCGGTTGACCACAATGAATATGGACGACCCAGCGGAGGAGGAGGATTTTGAAGCCTAAGAGGCAGGATTGAGTTAAGTTATGGCATTGAATGATGATCTGCGGAATGAGGTGGTCGGCCATAAGGTCGACCTCTTGCGTTATTCGGAACACGTCCGGGAGGGTGTTACTGGCCTATTGGAGGACCTGGCGGACGACTTGACGGCGAAGGTACGCAAGGCCTCCGTTGGTGCCAAGGTACCTGGTAAGCCTGAATCACGTTCCCTACAAAGGGCGAACACACTTATCAACCAGGTAAAGGGTACGATTGAAACAACTTACCGCGGCGTCAATAAAACCGTGGACCAGGAACTGATCGAGCTGGCTGACCTGGAAAAGGACTACTCACTGGCCCTGCTCAACCGCGGATTCGGCCTCGACATCGCTACCACGTCCCTAACCCGGCAGAACCTCGAAGTCCTGGCGTCCAAGGCCCTGATTGAGGGCAGCCCGGCCAAAGACTGGTGGGGTAGACAAGCGGGGGACACGGCCCAGCGATTCGCAACGCAGGTGCGGATGGGTGTAGCCGCGGGCGAGAGCAACGACGCCATTGTGCGGCGAGTGCGTGGGGCGGACACGGGCAGGCGGAGAGTGCTGACAGTCAATGGCAAGCGGAGAGTGTACCCGGAGTTCACCGGGGGTGTGATACAGGCATCCACCCGGGACGCTACGGCCCTGGTCCGTACCGCCGTCCAGACGGTATCGAACGAGGTAAACGCCCAGGTCTATGCGGACAATCAGGACGTACTTCGCGGACGCCTGTGGGTCGCAACTTTGGACACCCGCACCACTCCCATCTGTATGGCCATGGACGGAGGCTCGTGGGATTTCGAGGGAAGGCCCTTGCCTGACTCCAAAGTCCAGACGGACTTGGCCGTGAACATTCCCGCACACTGGCAATGCCGTTCTGCGTGGGCCCCCCTGACCAAGTCCTGGGAGCAACTGATCAAGGAGTCTGGTGGGGAAGTCCCTGAAGGACTCAAGGAATTTAAGCAGACCACCCGGGCATCTATGGATGGTCAGGTGCCCGCCAAACTCAATTATGAACAGTGGCTGAAGAAGCAGACGCAAGATGTCCAACGGGAGGCCCTGGGTGATTCCAAATATGAACTCTGGAAGGAGTCCAAACTAACCCTACAGGACATGGTGGACCCTACCGGACGGGCCCTCACCCTCAACCAGTTGCGTGTGAAGGCAGGATTCGAGTCCATCGGTGGTCCTATGGCTGCGGCCAAGGGTAAGGCCTCCTGGGAAGGGTATGGATCCGCGGAGTTGATCAGATACGTTGGTTCCTTGGGATTGGACAGCAACCAGGCCAAAATCGTAATGAACCGCCTTGGC